CTCATCTCTGTTCCATCTGCACTTGCTGAACTTACTGGCATATCAAATAAAGATATAGCACCACTATCTTCTTCTGCTTCTATTGAGCCTACATTAAGTTGTGTTCCCACATCAACACTATTATCTTGATTCCCTTTTAATACATTCAAAAATCCAGTTCCTGCATAATCTTTAAACTTGATTGATTGACCATTGGGTAAAAGGATAGAACCATCTTCTTCTATTTTGGCTTTGGTAGCTTTTACTTTATTTCCACTTGTACCATCAAAAACAACAATACTATTATCATTTATTGTATGATCTTTATTCGTTCTAGTAAAAAGTGATTGTAGTGCTGTTTTTAAACTACCCCAAGTTATAGCCTTAGATAAAGGCGTAGTTGCAACATTTATAACTATATAGAATAAGTCTGCATCTTCAGGAGTTATAATTGTATCTAATTGAGTTATTTTTTTATCTGCCATAGTTTTTTATTTTAAACTATTTGTATTACTCCATTTACATTATCAAAATTTAAAATGAATTGATCAGCTACTTTTAATTCCACACCTGAACCATAGTCATAAAAACCTATAAGCTCTTTATTTGAAGCTGAATCATTGTAGATAACGACATATCTAAATTCTGGTAAAGGTCCATTTTCAACCTCTAATGTTAAGTCAGCAAGAACCAATTTATATGTTCCATTTGTTTGTGCAGAGCTAGTAGTTGTTAGGTTCAAAGGGTTTGCTCCTTTTAAATTGGTATAAGCTATCTCTGAAATATCAGTTAGCTTAGTATTCGTTGCACTTGGAGCAGTATTAGTTAGAGCTATTTTAAGCTGGTCAGAACCTAAATCGTGAACCTTTTCAGCTAGAGCTTCTACGAATGAATTGAATTTTTGGTAGTTAGCCATAATTTTATTTATTTAATGTTAATAATTATACCCATCATTCCCTTTATTTGGCATAGTTGCGACGACACTACGATCCAAGTTAAAGCCCTTTAAAGAATCAATTGCTAATGTTAAATCTTCTTTAATACTAGCTTCTTTTTCTGTTAAAGGAATGGGTTTTTCTTTTGACTCTTTGTACTCAATAATTACTTTGGTAGCCCAAACAAAATGTAGCTCGGTTGGCATACCGAACTCTGTTCTTGAGGGATTAACAGACATATCTGTTTCTCCTACTAAACTTGTTAAATCAGATGGGTAAACTATACTCCAGAGTTTCAAGCCATCTTTAACATCAATGATTGACGAACCACTATAGATAATAAGTTGTCCACCAAAAATATCAAACATAGGTCTTCCTCCTGCGAAGTTAGCTTGTATAGAACCTTCATCAGTTGGTCCTTTGTATGTATTTACATCAACTTCTTTTAGAACCTCCCAATTCTTTCCATCTAACATAGCTTGTAGATACTTTATATTATTTAAAATATAAGTAGGAAAAGCATAGTTTCTTTTATCTGCAACTAAATCTCTCTTCATTTCCATTCCAAAATAATCTTCATTCACTTTAGTAATTTCTTTAGCAATATCATTTTTGATGATATTAGCAAGAAGAAGTATTTCATCATCTGGAAAGGTATATGTATTAGTTTTTGTCTTTATCCTTATATACTTTGCAAATTGTTTAGGAGTCATAATAATACCTTAATAATTATTTTGGTGGTTTCCTTTGTATGTTTTTACATTCCAATATATCCGAAGTTGTCAATGTATTCTACTTCAATATCAGAAGCATCTAAATCAGTTGTACCTGGATCAAAATCTGAAAGACTCTTATTAAATATTACTACAAACCCTACAATTGCTTTTTTCTCGTCTCCTTTATTTCCTTTGTTAATAAACTCTGTTTTAGTAATTGTGTAGTTAGGAATGTCATCACTGTGAACCCAGTTGTATTCTACTCCTCCTGTAGGACCAACTTTTGCTAACAAGGTATAGACTCTGTAGTATCCTGCTGGGATTACTGTTGAGTCTGCTCCTCTTATGCCTTTAGACTCAGCTAGAGAAGGACATTTTTTTCCTGCTGCTTTAACTACAGAAATAAGTCCCTCTGTCTTTATTCTAAACGCATTGGTATTCTTTACAAGTGGAGAAGATGTGTCATAGATTGCTAGTCCAGGTGCACTTAAAACACAATTCTTAATATAATTTAAATCCATAATGTTTATATTTTAACTCTTATAATTATCTTAAAGCTCTTTCACGATCTATATCTCCGTGGATAAGCATATCTGCTCCAGCATTTAACTCTACATTGTAGTGTTCTGCTAGAAGGTTAACGACTGACTTTGGAAGTTTAATCATTTCACCTTTTCTAACGACATACTTTTGCCCGTTAATAAAGCACTCGTGAGTAGCTCCTGCGGTTTCTCCTTGTGCTAAAGGAACCATAAACATAATTTGTTCTTCATTGTCAGTAATTTGCTTTGTTCTTTTAGCATCTGACATTAAAGCCGTATCTATGTTTATAGATTTTCCTTTAGCTTCAGGTTTAAATTCGCCCTTAGTCTGAACAGGAGCAGGTTCATTATAAACCTCTTCCTGTTCAGTAGCTTCTTTAACCTTTTCCTCTAAGATCTCCTCTCCAGAAGCATCTGTTTCTAGTAAAGGATTTCTTCTTTTGTTTTTAATTTCCTTTGACATAACTATTTAAAATTAACTAATAATGTGGCTTTGGATTAAAAACCATTTAGGCTGAAACGGCGTGTTCAATTCTAACTAAGAATGCGTCATTAAGAATCTTAGCTACGAATGTTGCTTTCCAACCTGATGTTGCCCTTTGATTTAATGGGTCTTCTCCAGAACCTAATGGTTTGATAATATTCTTCATTGCTTCTCCTGAGATTCTAGTTGTTCCATAAGAGTCTGAGCCAAAAATAATAGTTGAGTAAACATCAATATTTGAAGCTCCCTCTCCCTCAAACACTTTAGCGTTGGTAGTTTCAACGAATCTAACTTCATCAACCTTACCAATTTCTCCCTCCATAATAGAAGCAGTGCTAGAGTATTTTTCTACTGGAACAAAACCATTAACACTCTTCAAGTCATAAGTAGTATTAGGATGAACAATACCAATATAACAAGCATTCAATGGAGTTGTACCATATCCTGTAGTAGCATTAACCATTTTGGTCAGTCTTCTTGCTTTGTTGTTCTTTAAAAGCCTAACTACTTTCCTAATAACAACATCGTCTATTTTATGTGTAGATGCAACATCTCCTCTTTCTGTAATTGCACCTGGAAAATAGACATTTGTTCCTGCACTTAGAATATCTCTTGTAAGAACATCTAATGTATCTCCTGCTTGATCACCTAAAATAGATGCAGTTTCCATTAAGATTGGATCTTGTGTTTGATATTCTAACTCATCTGTAATGGTAATATAATCACCATATTGTTTGACGATTGCAATTATCTCTGTGGAAGATAATTTTGAACCGACTGGGGTTATACCAGGGGAAAGTGGAGTTGTTGCTGGCTCAAGGTTAGCATATCTTCTAAACTTGATAGTGACCGTTCCAGATTTCCTTGGGATGTCCCTAATTTGTGCCCAACGGGTATGAACTAATAATGGGGTTGCTCTTAGTAAAAGAGTCCTGTCATAAAAGTTGTTAACCTCTGCTGGGATTACTGTTGTATCTGTTAACATTTCCCTTTTTTTAATTTAATCTTATCTTTAATCCCTTCTTCTCATTAAGACTTCGTGTTGTTTAGCTTCAAACTCTTCGGGTGTTAAATCCCATACGGACTTTTCACCTCCTCCTAGTCCAGAACCTCCGCCTGAACCTGAGTCTTTAGCCTTATCATCAGCCTTTCTTGCTCTTTCTGCTCCAATTCTTAGCAAGTCTTCACCTGCAACCTCGTAGAATAAGCTCGCTATTGGAACTTCTCTTCTAGTTGGATGCTTAGAATACCTTGCTACCTTGTCTGCATACTGAGCAAAGTCGGGATTGTTTTGAACGAATTCTGCAATTTCTCTTGCATCTTCGTCCTGTGCCTGTCTCTCTAGTAATGGAGTCATAATTTTAGAGATGCGACTATCAATAATTCTTGCATCGTCTTCGTCTATAAGGTCATCACCATCATCAGGCTCTTCTGCTCCATCAATTTCTTTCTGTAGCTTTTTAATCTTCTTATCTTTTCTAGCAAGAATGAAATCAATGTTGCTACGCTTACGAGTCTTTGGTTCCTCGTCTGCGTTAGTGGGGTTGGAATCTTGAGTTGTTTCTTCTGTAGTCTTTTCTTCTCCTCCTCCTTCATTAGAAGTTTGCTCTTGATTTGCCCCCTCATCTTTATTGACATCTAGGTTGTCAGTACCTTTGTTCTCAGTGTCTCCTGCACTGGTTTTTTCTGTGTCTCCCATAAGTTTTTTATTGCACTCATACATATAGAAAATGGGGAAAAAACTATATCTATGGATTGCGTTTAACTAAGAATAATCCGACAATTATTCTTGTACGAGTCTTATTGACTCATATGGATTGGCTTCTAGCAAGCAAAGAAAACCACCAAAGCCCTTGCTTCCTAATATAGGAATGAAACCAACCCCTATGAATCTTTAAAACTCTATTAAATTTTCAATGTACTATACGTATGGATCTAAGTCTTCTTCCTGTTCTGTCTTCCTTTCTAACTCTTTAATAAAGTAGTTAGGTTTTTCTAGTATCTCTTTCAAGTATCTTCTTTTTATTCTTAATTCGTCTACTTCTTCTTCGCTGTATTCCTTTCCTGAAACTGCATCGTACTTTTCTAATATCTGCTCTGATAAATAATCAATATTCTTTTGAAATGCTTCTTGCATAAATCTCCAGCCTGCATGTGTTTGTAAATCCTTTAAGATTGCAATTACTTTAGCATTTTCTTCTTCATCTTTAAAGGAAAAATCAAACTCTTTAATTGGCTCTTCTCTTTCAATGATAACTGTTTTTAATGGCTTTTTCTTTTTACTCATGACATTGATTGTTCAGCTATTGCTGATGAACCTCTACCACCTGTTAATAATTCTAATGGGTTTTCTCCTACTCCTTCTCCTCCTGTTGGGTTCATCATTTGCATTTGGTCTTGCATTCCCTCAGGTAATAAGTCTGGGTTCTCTTTTAAGTGTAGCATAGCTTTCTTATGTGCTCTTATATGTGCAAACTTAGCAGGAGTATCTGATAGTCTATTATGGATATAAAGATGTACTTGGTGGTCATCTGTTGCTCTTACCACTGCTAGCTGATTTGCTTCTAAAGCTTCGTTTTCTTCTTCTGCTAATATCTCTTCTACCGTTTTAGGGAATAATTGGTCTAGCTCATCCTTTTTAAGTCCTGATAATTTACCTAATTTCATTTCAGCGTATCTTAAATTAACGGTAGGGTCCTGTGCTATCATTTGTACATAAGCTCTGAATATCTGTAAGTTGTTATAATTTTCAGCTTCACTTACAACACGACTACTAATTCTTACATCAGGATCAATTTTAGCAATAATGTTTTCCCTTCTTAAAGGTCTAAACTTAGCTCCTAATACTCCTTTAATTCTAACAACTTTTTCTTCAATTCCCTTTTCAAAATAGGTTTTATATAGGAAATACCATTGTCTCCAGAACATCTTCTCACTCCAGCCAAAAACTCTAGCAGATAAGGAATATCTAATGTCTACTTTCTGACTTGCAATGGTTAACTCAGTAGCAGTTCTTTCTTCTTCTGATAGCTGTCCTTGTTGTAAATCAGGGGTTGCAGTTGCTTTTTGAGCGGCGGTATCAAGGGTATTTAATATAAAGCCTACATCCTGTTTAACTTGGTCTCTAGGCATTATCTGAACAGCTCCTGTAGGGTCTCCACTCACTGAAATAAACTTATTTTGCTCGTAATTAAGGTCAGCTCTATTCTTAATCCTGTTATTATCAAACAAGTACATAGGATATAGTCCAGCTTCTGCAACTTTAATTCCTAAGTTTATAAGTTTAGCTTTTGCTCTTTGCTTATCCTCAACTAAATCACAGACAGAAACTCCATCCCAATCTCTTGTAGGATATAAACTCCTATCTATAATAGGAATGTTATCACCTTGTATAGGTGAAAATCTAACAACTTGCTTTCTATCATCAGCTAAGGTAATAATGTATAACTTTCCTTCGTACCTTGTAATCCATTCAAGTAATCTATATGTTTGATTGTCTCCCTCTAGTGTTTCAGGTACGGTCATATTAGAATAACCTTGTGCATCTGCTCTTAGTTGTGCATATTCATCTACTAAACTTTTAATATCTGTATTATCAGGCTTTAAATCTTCAAAGTTAAAGTAATAACCTGCTTTTTCCATTTCATATTTAGTTAATCTTATTTCTCTACCAATCCATCTTGCTCGTCCTCTTCCTCTCATATCTCCATTAACACTTCTTGCTTTTGGGTCTCTTAAAGTAGTCATAGGGTCCCAATTCTCACATACAGGACACTTCATTTTAGTATCAAACTCCATTAACATTAATAGTCCCCTACCAAAGAAAGAAGCATCCCAATCCCATATGTAGTCTATTTCATCCTTTTGCATTTCATCATAATCAAACTCAGCTAAGTCGTTTAAGTTCTCGGCTGTTTCCTCATCTCCTGCTTCTCTATGTTCGAATGTAGCTGATAATCTATCCATATAAAGGGAAGCTAGTACAGTTTGGTGTATTGTAAACAAAAGCGGGTCGCCAATAGCTGACCTATCTCTTTTTTGGTTGTTGTATAATTTAAGTCTTATAGCCCACTCATTCCATTTAGGTTTCATATAAAAGTAAGAAACAGCAAACTCGCTTTGTATTTGCTTTATTACTTTGGTAAAATCTCTTTTAGAGTTCTCTTTGTTTCTTTCTTCTAAGGTTAACTCTTCTGTAGGAGTTTCTTTTATTTTGTCTTTAACTTTTGTCATTGGAAGTATGGTGGTTTCCTTTGACTAAGTTATTTTTTTTATCCTCTTCTTTAGCTTCTAAAACGCTCTCAATGGTTGTTGTTGCTAGGTTCATTACATACTGAGTAATGTTCTTTAATTCCTTTTTGGTATAATCCTGTAAAAACAATCTTTGGAATAATCCTTTTTTAGCTACAATATGAGAGGAGTATATCATCCCATCAATGCAGGTAATAAACTCAAACCTATCTCCTATCTGTCTTATAGCTATTGGACATCCTTTAAACTCTTTTTGTTCCTGTAAGACTTTAATTTTCATATTTAGTACATTATAACACTATAATTATTTTAATCAAGCATAAGGGTCTAAATTTATCCTCTCATCAGCTCCTCCTATAATATCAGTGTATGGAATGAATTGTATTTCATTAAATAAAGCTCTACCTAAGTTCTCTATCATATGGTCGTCTTTATCTACAGGTTTCTCTTTTGGGTTCCTTAAATCAGCTGTTTTACCTGTATGCTCTTGCCATCTATAGTGCTCCATCTCGTATATAGTCCTGCCACAAGTCTCAAAAACATATAACTCAGGTGGTTTAATCATAAAGCCCTTGTTCTCGGTATAGCTTAATGCTGTTGATATTCGCCTGTCAGACATTGCCCTTTGTTTTGTTCCAGAGATATAAACTAAGCCGTGATCCGCTAACTTATCACCTAAGGACTTAGCTGTTCTATCGTGTTGGTTCTTATTAAATGCTGAAGGGTCTATCATTCTATTAATAATCCTGTACTGAGAAGCTTTTGATTTTATTTTCATAGCTAACTCTTCCTCACTGGTCACATTAATATAAAGCTCATCTATCACATATTTTGTGCCATATCTATCTACTGCTACCCATAAAACTGCATCAGGGTTTCTAGGATGTGGGTCTAGAAACTCATATACTGCATAGTCTCGGATTGTAATGTCAAAAGGCTTTATGACGTGCACCCTTCTATTCCATTGTTTAAAAATCAATCCTATCAAGTGCTGGAACTTTCCATATACTCGGGCTTGTTTTTCGTCTTCTGAGTATTCTGCTATCATTTGCATAATAGTCTCGTGTTTAAGATGTCCTCTAACTCCATGCGTCCTACAAGCTGATGCTATATCAGCCTCTACATAAGCGACCTTCCTTTGGTATTTAACCATTGCTCCGCCTTCTAACGACTTAATTTCAACATCAAACTCGCCCTTAGCAAAAGCATCGTATAGATATGCACTACCTGCCAAGGGTGTTGCTGTTATGAATATAATGCCCCCCTTTCTCATTCTTGCTATTGTAGCTTTAAGTATTGCCTCTGGTGGTGGTTCGTCAAACCACGCCCATCCTAATGTTACTCCCTCAAACTCCATAGGATCTTGCTCGTATGTCATCAAGTCAAACTCCCATCCTGTGTCTGTTGTCCATGATGACTCAAAAAGCTTGCCTTCTTTTCTTGTTTTGTATCTGCCTTCTGGAAACCATTGTTTTAGCTCTGGTATAATATTCTTGTCTATGTTAGTTGGTGTTGATATAATTCTACCCTTTTTCAAGTATCTCCAATCTTTGAAAAGCTTGCCATTAAAATAATCATTTTCTCCTGTGTTCCAAAATAGATGGGCTAGTATATTTGACCCTGTTGCTGTTTTACCTACCCCGTTAGCGGCTGAATAAAGGACAATAAAATACTCGCCACAAGCAAAAGCATCAATGAACTCCTCGCCCTTGCCTGTTGGCTCGTAGTATCTATATCTTTCCTTGGTCAACCTTCTAGCTTGCTCCTCTCTTAATTTTCTAAGTGTTAGGTTTTGCATTGTATATGTTTTTGCCTTGGCTGTGCTCTATCTCGTGCTGGAATATATGAGATTTAAGACCTTCTACCCATTCTATAACTGTTTTATATCCGTACCAAGTTCTGATTTGGTAGCTGACCTTTATTCTATAATATCGTTTAACTATTTTTGGCTTTCTATCTGGAAAACTTGCACAACCTTCCTTGACTTCTATTATATTAGAAACCATTTTATCTTGGCTTGCTATCTTAGTCTTTAAATTCTTTTTATCCTTGGGATCTTCAAGCTCTCTGACTGCTACCCGTTCTTTTATCTTTTTAGGTGCTTCTATAATTTTAGCATTGTATATAATCTGAGACGGAAACCAAAAGTTTTTATTTGTTCTTGTTTTTAATTCTCTTTGGTCAATTGCATTATCTTTTATCAATTGAGGATGAACCAAAAAGAAAGCGTAGGGATTTGTATTAATTTGGCAGTCGGAAAGGCTCCAACAATTAACTACATTACTTTTAACATTCGGTACGATGTAAACTTCATTAAACCATTTTAAAGCTCTTGTAGCTCGTTCTAGGGGCTCGTTTTTCTTGAATAAGCTAAAATTTACCTGTTTTGCTCTCTTATGTAATCCTTTTATGCCAAGTTTGAATTTGTTTTTTTTCATTATAATTATAAAAGTTGAAAGAAAATATCTATGGAAAGCGTATAAGTATTATAAGTGAAAGAAAATATCTATGGAAAGCGTATAAGTAATTGTAAGCTATTAATCAGTCTTTGTAAGTTTAGCTTGTTCTTCTTTTATCAATCTTGAAAGCTCTTCATC